TGAAGTGATTGCGGTCACCTGGCGACAACTTGCTGAAGTATTGGCGCAAATCAAATTTCGATGGGTCTTTAAAGTCCGGGTTCTTAATCGCTTCCTGCGTCAGCATGTAATAAACATTCGAGTCGGTCTTGACTTCAACATTTTTTGACCGTGCTTCAAGATCAGCCTTTGCCGTGCGTTGCAGGCTGGCCAAGTCAGTGCCATCCATGCCAGCGAGCAAAGTCGCCGGAACTTTTTTGATGTCGCCAGTCTCAGCGTACACGCGCCAGGCTTTGTCTTTTGCTGTGTTCTGCGCTTCACGAATGATGCCGCTACGCTCGCTCTCAAAAATCTTGAGGCGTTGAACAACCTGGTCTTCATCTTTTCCAGACAAGCGCTCACGCGCCAACTTCAAAGCCACACCAATATCGCCCTTGCTTTCAGTCCAAATGCCATCAGCAAGTCCTTGCTCTTTTGCATCACTGACGCCCATCTCTAAGGCTTTCTTGGAACGCTGGTAAGTCTCTGGCGTCATCTCATTGCCGTAGCGTTGCAAGTAGTCGCGAGCATTGTCAAAGTTTTGGCCATCAATCGCGGCTTGCATTACCTGACCATGAATTGAATTTGTCGCCTTCAACATCAACTGTTGGCGCTGTGCGCTGTCAGGCTCGTAGCCAAGTTTGTCAGCAAGAGTTTCTACGCTTTTCTTTGCCGCGCCATAGTAAACAGCAAAGTCTCCCTGTGGGTTTCTCCATCCAGCGGAGTAGCGCACTGCGTCATTGACAAATGTGTCGACTTGGGCGCCGCTCTCTTTGATGTCGTAATCGCGTTGCTCGGTCAGCGAATGACGAATGATTGAACTGTTTGCACTGCGCATGCGAACATTTGCAGAGTTGCGGAACATGATGCGCTGTATGTCGTTTTGCGCTTTGCCCATGATGTCTGTCATGGCCGCATCAATGTCACCTCGTGTTTTCATTGCCGCGTTGACGGCGTCTTTGCCTTTAAGGGTCAAGTATTGAGTTTCAATCGTGTCCGCTCTTGCCGCAAATTCGTTGTACAGTTCTTTAGATGACGCGTCGTCAATTTCTCCCTGGAGGCGATCGGCGATCCGCATGACGGTCGTGCCAATCGACTGCATTGCCTGTCCAGACTTTGCAATTTGCTCACCAGAAAAATTGCGCATTGGCTCCACAGTTGGAGCCTGAATCGCAGGCATATTTGCCACGCCTGCATCTTGAGTCGGTAAATCGTAAATTGGTACTGTTGCCATGATCTGTCCTTATTTGCTGATGTCAACGCCGAGTTTGTCGGCCATTGCGGCAAGTCTTCGGTCTTGATACCAAGCGTTGGCAACTGAGCCAGCACTGCCCAGTAGGCTTGTAGTCATAGCCAAGCCGGGGCTAATCGTCCCAGCAGAGGCCATTACATTGCTGGCGGACACATCTTGCAGTGCGCCTTGCGTTATGTAGTTCTGGCGCTGAAGTCGTGCGGCCTCGGCACTGCGCACCGTATCTGCATTGACGGTCAGCATGTCGATCTCTTTCATGAGGTCGGTTGTTGCGATCGTCTCAACAGCACTGCCAACGCCCAGGTCGATGCCTCGAGCGGCCAGCGATGCACGCTGTGAACTCTTGATCTTGCCAGCACGCAGGCTGACTTGGCCTTGCTTGAGATTACCGGCCCGCATGATCTGCTGGGCTGTGAACTCGGCCTGTACGGCATTGAGCCGCGAGATGTCTGCCTGGAACTCCAGGCTCGAGGCCTGAGACTCGAGTTGTAGTTGCTGGCTCTTTGCGTTGAAGTAGGAGCCGATCGCGCCTTGGATGGCGCCGCCGACGGCGAAGATCCCGCCCAGTTGGCTTGCTTGCGCAGGCGTCAAAAAGGTTGCCATGTGTCAAATCTCCTGTTTGACCTGGGCTGTGTGGGATGTGTTGACCTTACCTCCACAGCACCAGGTTTCTTGCTTGGTTGAACATTACCGAGGCTAGTTGATCTTACGGGTACCTTTACCCACCGATCGCAACCTCGAGCGTCATGCCGACAATCGTCAGCGGCAACGGGTCGCTCTGCCGCACGAACACCTGGCCGCTGTCCAGCCAAGACGGGGTCAGCATGATCTGGATCTCCTCTGTCTTGAGTTCAGGCGGCGTGCCATACGGCTCGGTGGTTCGTTGCTTGGCCTCGACCAAGTTGTTGGCGTTTGGCCCAATGAAGATGCCGGAAGACTGGTACACGCGGAGCCAGGCCTTGTTGACATTCTTGTACCGGCCTTGGCCCATGCCGTTGTCGATGCCCATGGCCAGCGGCAGGCTTTGCAGATCAGCCGTGATCGGCAGGCCAATGTGGACAATGCTCGATGCCCGGTCAATGGTGATCGTGCCGCTGGTCACTACCTTTTGCGGTTGGACCGCGCCATCAGCCAAGATCGAGACGGTCTTGCCCTCGAGCCAGGTCAGGCCGCTGATCGTGTTGCGTGCAAACGAATAGCGGGTCGTGGCGGTGTTTCTTAGGGACACAGGTAGGATGACATCAACTCGAGCCGTTGCGACCGTTGTGGAGGTCGTAGAGCGGATTGTGAGCCGGTATTTGTTGCCAGCCGAGTCGGTCAACACAATGGCGTCACCAACATCACCGGTGCCAGGGTATGTGAAGATCGCGGTCGATGCCGTGATGGTCAGGATGTCAGACGGCCCCCATGTAGTGCCACCGCTCACCGTTACTGTTGTTGCTGTGGTGTTGGTGCCGTCGTATGTTGCGCCCGAGTCAACAAAGAATGCGTCTTCAATCGAATCAAAGTGGCGGCTGGCCATGCGCTCGATGTAGCGCACCGTGCTACCGTTGACCACGCGCTTGACCACGACATACAGCCGGTCCTCGTTGCCCTCGGCCACGACCGTGCAGGACTCAAACACGCCGTCGGTGTCGTGCTTGTGCCAGGCACCAATCTGCTGTTCAGGCACATAGGTCAAGCCAAGCAACATGCCAGACGACGAAATGAACCAGATCATCTGCATCGGCGCTTTGGCAAATGCCATGTCGCTGATCTCGAAGTTGTCGAACAGGTGCGCAGACCGGATCGACATGTCGTTCGTGATGAAGCCGTTGGCCTGCCAGTTGTAGCCAAGTTCGCGCACATGGCCACCGCGTGCGGCGCAGTAGACCAGCGCGTTGTTGATGATCACCGGTTGAACATTCGATGCACCGATGTATGACTGTGGTCGAACAGAGATCGTGTTAGGCGTGATTTCGTCGCTGTTGAGCGATGACACGCGCCACTCAGCAGACCCAGTCAGCAACAGCAATTGAGTTAGCGGAACGATGTGGCGGATGGTGTTTGCTTCACGAGCGGCCACGCGGAACTCAATGCGGTCGTCGTCGCGGATGGGCAGGCCATAACTGAGGTTGGACTCAGTGCCCGACTTGGTCATCCAGATCTTCTGTGGCTCGTTGACCGTGCCAGCAAAACAGCGACGCTGTTCGAAGTACGAGACTGCGCCTGGGTAGTTGCTGGCGCTGGTGAATTCATTGTCGTAATTGGGAGGAGTAATCGACAGATCCGGCGCGATGTTGTTGTCAACGATGCTTGTCCCGGTCGTGCTCCCGATGTAACCATACAGACCCCCCAACAGTTTGTAGACGCGATACCGTGCGGCGCCGGTAACAGCAGACCACGATATGGTGTTGGTCGCGCCGGTCACATAGATGTTGTTGGTCACGCTTGCAACAGACGATGCGGTGGACTCGCCAACCTCATCAGATGCCACAGCAGTAACGACATAACTCATCGTCTCGTAGGTGTCGGCATTGGTCGATGACGACGCAGGAATGTACCTAGTGGCCGTCACGCCAGTTGGGGTTGCGATTGGCGACCCAAAGTTGATTGTCGTCAGCGTCCAGTTGGTTGCACCCAAGCGGCGCAGTTCACGCGGCGCATATCCAGGATGCACCAGCGTCATCACATCGGCAGACTGCACATAGTGGATGTCGAACAGGTCTGCTTCTGCGTAAGGGTTTGCGATCTCGTATGGCACGCCACCAGACATGAGTGTGGCGCCCTGCGTGTGGAAGCGGATGTAGCCCTCGCCCAGTTCGATCACCATGGTCTGCGTGGTCGAGTAGGTGAACGGGATCAATCGCGTGCGCTTGGCGCTGTTCTTGACTGCACGCACGAACGCAAAGCCAGGTCTGTTTTCTGCTGGGCCTTGAGGCGTGGCCATGAAGTTTTTCATGGTGGCCGCGCCGGTTTGATACTTCACATCATCGATGCGCCCGAACATCTCTGGCGACATTTCGCCGCCAGCAAAAGAGCGTTGCAGTGTGCGTACATTCGGCATGTCTTATCTCCCGGCAATCCAAGGCACGATTTGCTCTGGCTTAATTTTGCGTGTGTTGGAATCAGCCTCCACGGCTTTGCCCAAGTACAGGGTCATCATTGCAACGCATCGCTTGGCTTCTGCGGCGCCCTGATCACCTTTAATCACAGGACCAGCAAGCATCGATGCCAGGTGCCACGACAGCGTCATGGTAAACAAGGGAGAAAATTTAGTCGGGTCTGTTACCTTCGAGTGATAACGCAGGACCGCTTGGTTCTGGTTGGTGAGAATAATCTCTGACCCATCGTCAGCAGTTTCCATTGCAAACTTCTGCGGGACATATTGGCCAGCGGCAACCGAAGGCGAGTAGTTGGTGTAGAAGTCAGGGTAGGTCTGCGGAGTGAAGTTTGTGCTGTAGTCGTCTCTCGCCTCAGGCGGAAGAACAGAGATGATGTCCATTGCATCACCAGGCATGGCGTACGCATACTGCCACATCGGCCAGTTGTTCGTGACTTCAGCGCCATATGCGCGTTTGGTCGCGAATGACCAACTGTGCATCTCGAGCAAAGTGTCTCGAGCCATTGGGTAAAAGCGTTGGCAATGTTCCGCTTGCGCAGAACCTTCGGGTGGGTCAATGCTTGCGATGGTGGCGTTGTCGCCGAGGTGCGCCAGCGCAAGGTTACAGATGTCGACAACTGATGCCATCATGGCCTCCTAATGTAAAAAGGGGACCGTGGTTTCCCAACGGCCCCCCGTGACTTACGGTTTCCGATCAGGAAGGATTACACGGAGCCTTCGACCGGTTCACGCTTGGCTTTGGGCGTCCACTTCTTTGCAGAGGTTTCGGCTTTGGCCTCATTGCCTTCTTCATCGACAGGCACCAGCGCAGATCCAGCAGGACCATCGTAATCGACGATCTCGCCCTCATTGCGAAGGCCGTTGTTGACAAAGCAAGGTGCGATCACTCGGTATTTAGGCATGTGCAATTCTCCTTATCAGACTACGGTGAAGCCAGAAGCGTAGAACTTCTTGCCGTCCTGAACATCCGTCACCATGTCGGCGGTAACTTTACCAGCCGAGTTGGTGCCAGACACAGTGTAGCGAGCGCCGAGGTAACGCTTGCCGAGCGAAGCGATCTGCGGATTCAGACGCACGGCAACATTCTTGCCAAGAGTCAGGTCAGCAGTCACGATCGCGCCGGAAGCGCCAATCACCACGACATTGCTCGACAGAGCGGCGTTGTCAGCGATGATCACTTCGAAGTTGGTAGAGGTACCACCAGCGAAGGCTTCAGTCATTGCGAAGTTCATGTAAAGGTCGCCACCTTCACCCATGTCGCGAGCGACAGACAGGTCGACAGTATCAGTCGACACAGCAGTCGTGGTCACGGCTTGGTCAGTAGAGACGCGGAGCAATTTATCGGTAATCATGGTTTGATCCTTTCAGGGTTAAGTTGACCAATTAAGAAATGGCCGCTTCGGTGTTGAGCAGAGCATCAACGCGACGGAGCGGAACGCCCAGGAAGGACAGCCAAGAGTAAGGCATACCGAACTGGCTCAAGCCTTCGTTGATCTTCAGCACATACTGGCTCTTGTCCAGTGCCGCGATCGACAAGCCAGAGTGGACAGTGCGGTTCATGTAGAACGCGGCACGACCCATCGACATGTTGGGGATGCGGTACAGAGCACGAGCCATCAGTTTGATGATCGCAGTTGCGGCGCTAGGAGCCTGGGTGCCAGTCTGAGCGATCAGGTCGGACACATCGATGTTGGCGATGCGCACGACATAACGCCAGTCTTTCACGACCAGACCATTCTTCCACTGGTAACGAGTAGCCAAAGCCTGCATGCGGGTGCCGTCACTGTTGTAAACGGTTTGCTCGCCGAGGTCTTCGTGAATCAAGCCAGCCTTCGAACCTTTGGGGAACGGGCAGTACACAGTGTTGTCACCCCACACCAC